ATCTCTTCCTGATGCATCAGCTGTATCTTATACCCAACAATGGGCAATAGGTAGTTTATTTAAATCTCAGAATGGTTCTATATGGACTCCAAGTCAGACAGAAGATTTAAAGTTTAAATTATATAGAGCTAGATTTACTTCTGATAATGGAAATGTTTTCTTTACTAACCCCACATTGAATATAAGTAATGGTTATGTTTCTCAATTAAATCAGAATCCTATTATAACTTTACCAAAAACAGGTTATATTGGAATAACTACTATAGGATCTGGAGGAGTTGGAATTAGTACACTTACATCTGGAAGAACATTAGTTGGTTCAACCAATGACGGTGTAACTGCAGTGGTTGTAGGTACAGGTGCTTCTGCATATGCAGTTTCTACAACACCCACAGATGCTGGAGTAAATTATAAGGTTACTTCTGGAGTAGAAACTTATAATATTGTAGGACAAGGTGAAGGATTGAAACTTAATATTACTGCTGTGACTGATGTTGCTGATGGTGATGTTAATACTATTCAAACGGTTGCTATTAATGGTGGTGGTGGAGAAGGATATAAGGTTGGTGATGTTGTTGGTATTGCAACAACTAGTGCAGGAAATCAAGGAAGAGGTGCTCAAATTACTATTACTAACACTAATAGTAATGTTAATAGACTATATCTCTCAAATATACAAGGACAAAATACATCAGGGTCTTTCCCTGCTGGTGGAGTTATAAGGTATTCACATCCAGCTGAAGGTATAAAAACTATTTTAGCTGGAGGCCCTGTATATGATGCTGATGGTCTTCAATTAGATGGCACCCCCTATGATGGAAAACATTTCATTGTTAATCAGTTTGATCATGCAATGCATTCTTCTACTAATAAAGTTGAATTAAGTGATATTCAATCTAATACATTACCATCGTTATTAGCAGCAGATATAAGTTCTGATGAAATTGCATCTATTAGTGTTGCTTCTACTTCCGTGTTTAGTACATTTGAAGGGATTCCTGTAGGGGTTGGAAGTACTGGTTATGTTAGAGTGGACGAGGAAATTATTGGATACAAATCAATGACTCCTAATGGATCTGGTGGAGGAACATTAGATGATATTACTAGAGCTGTAGATGGTACACAACAATTACCACATTTTACACCTTCATCAGTTTTCAAATATGAATTGAATGGAGTATCTCTTAGAAGAATTAATACTCAACATCAACTTGCAAATCTTCCTATAGATCTTGATTCTTATTATGTTGGATATGCTGTAACTATGGGTAAAAATAGAACTAGTGATGGATCTGGTATTTCAGAATTATCATTCAATCAAGCAGGATTTGCTGGAGGTGATTTGGCGAAAGCAACTAGAAATATTGAATTTGATTCTTTAAATCCTAATTTTAGAGTAATTACTCCATCTACACTTACTCAAGTTACAGCAGATGTAAGAACTGTTACTGGAACTAGTATTGGTGGAAATGAGATTTCATTTGAAGATAAAGGGTTTCAATCTGTACAATTAAATTCAGTAAATCAATTCACCTCACCTAGATTGGTATGTTCTAAAATAAATGCAGATACACACTTAACGACACTTGAAAGAAATAAGGGATTTGTTACTGCATTATTATTCACAACTACTAATGAATATATATCCCCTGTTGTTGATATCAACAACACATTTAGTGAATTTGGATCTAATAGAATGAATAATCCAGTTACAGATTATTCCAATTCTGCTGATACAAGATCTTGGAGATATGACCCACATAGTGCAATATATATTTCTCAACAGGTCAATTTAGATCAACCTGCAGATGGATTAAAAGTTTTTGTATCTGCTTATAGAGATGAGACTGCAGATTTCAGAGTTCTTTATTCATTAGTCAGATCAGATTCTAGTGGAGTTGAACAAGAATTTGAATTCTTCCCAGGATATAATAATTTAGATGATACTACTGGTGATGGATTTGGTAATTCTGTAATAAATCCTGCTAAAGATGATGGATTACCTGATGCGAAAGTTGATGCAAGTTTGGATAATGAATTTAAAGATTATCAATTTACTGCTGATGGTTTAGGTGATTTTGTAAGTTATACTATTAAGATAGTAATGTCTGGTACTAATCAAGCAAAACCAGTAAAAATTAAAGATCTAAGAACAATTGCTGTAAAATGATAAAGGTTCAAGGATATTCCAATTTATATCGTGATGAAAAATCTGGTGCTATTGTAAATAGTAATGTTTCTGATTATAAAAGAAGATTAACGTTTATAAAACAAGATCGAATTCGAAAAAATGAATTAGATCAAATGAAATCTGATATTAATGAATTGAAAGATTTGATGAAAGCATTACTAGAAAAAACGACTAGTTAAAACAATCATAAATAAGAATATAGAGATTCTGTGAGAATGAATACATGGCTGCCATATATGTCAGTAACCTGGTAATTAATACGGGAAGTACATTTTCTCAAACTTTTACTTTGGAATCCAGTCTGGATGATGCTGCATTCAATTTAACTGGATATACCCCTACTGCTCAAATAAGAAAATGGGCTGGAAGTACAACAGCAACAGATTTTACTTGTCAAGTTCCAGCACCTGCCACTCAAGGAAAAATTTTAATTAGTTTAACAGCAACTCAAACTGCTGCATTGGATCCTGGTAGACATGTTTATGATATCAGGGTTAGTACTGCTGGAGGTAATGTTGAAACTGTTGTTGAAGGGTCTGTTCTTATACGGGAAGGGGTAACTCGATAATGCCAGATATTAAAGTTAGAGTTGGTCAAACAAATGCAGTAAAAGTAGTTGCGAGTGCTTTTGGTGGATCACTTACTGCGGAAAATGCACAAAATGCAATAAATGTTATTGGTGGTATTGCATCAGTAACTCAGTTATATAATTCAGGTATTTCCACATTTGTAGGAATTGTTACTACTGGTGGTGATCTTTATGTTGGTGGAGATTTATATATTAATGATGATTTAGTACTTGATGAAATTACTGGAAGAAATGCAAATATTACTGGTATTGCTACTGTTGGAACATTAAGTGTTACTGGAAATACTGCAACTGGAACATTACTTGTCACTGGTATAGCTACCATAGGTGGAGCTACTATTAGTGCTGGTGCATTTCAACAATTAAAAGTAACTGGTATTTCTACTTTAAGTGGTCCAGTAGGATTGGGATCAGACTTAAATGTTGTTGGTATTTCTACATTCAATGAGAATGTAAAATTTATTGGTAAAAATACCAATATGAGATGGAATCACGATACAAGTGATTTAACTTTATGGAATAATACTCGATTAGTATTTGGAGATAATGAAGATTTCCAGATGTGGCATGGAGGTA